CAGGTTAAAAGCACCAATGTTACTGTTTTGTTACCGCTCAACACCGCATAAATACTGGGTTTCTGGGAAAGGTAACAAAAGTAACACGTTTTTTCAAGGCTCTTACGCGCGGGAAACTTTTTTCTCGCAAAAGAATATTTCTATGTTTTTCGCGTCTATAAACGCAGAATCGCTTGTTACCTTTGTTACTTGTTACCTTTCAGCCAAACGGAAGCTCTTCTTGCATGTATTCCGGCAAGTCATCCAGGCTCGTAAATCCTTCATCCAGTGCTTCCACAGGGTTCCGCTGCATACGGAGCCATACACACCTTGATGTTGTTCCGGCAATCTTTTTCAGCTTTGTAGGCTGGTTTGACTGAGTTTGCAGAAGCCCTTCACGGTCTGCCCAGCTAAGAAACGCCTTTTTTGAAAACTTCCCGTTTTGACAGAGCGTGTCAAACACATTGTTATAGATGATCGCATATCCCTTTTCAATCACGCCCCATTTTTCTCCGACTGAAATGTTCTGATCAAACTTGCTCCGGTTGATGTCAATCGCTGATAAAATATATTCATAGCAGCGCTCATTGTCAGATACCTCATTTCTATCTGTCAGAACGCGCTGAGCCGCTTCTAAGCTAATGTATTGGCCATCTTTGAACAGATAGTCTGTTGCGATCTTATCTGCCGTCAAAACGATGCTGAGCGCAATACTCTGCTTCTGCATTTTTTCATCATCAAAAATCTTGTTTTGAATATTCTTGTTAATCTGCCTTAGTTCTTCTGGATCCATATTCCGGATCACTTCTACAAAGTCTCTTCCTGCATGCCCATAGTTCTTTTTTAATATGTCAACTGTTCTCTGTGGGTCCTGGTAGATATGCGCTGCATCACATTCCACCTCCAAAATTCTGTTAATAGCTCCCCCCTGATCAACATAGGATGAAAGGGGCTTCTCTCCATTCGTAAGAATTGCGTTTTTCCAGCGGTTCTCCCGATTCATTCCCAATTCTTTATTTGATCGTGACTTACCTTTCCCAGAGCACAAATCATATACGATTCCCTCAAAGTTATCCCTGATCCGGGCCGATACCTTGCTTGTATCATCTAAAATCATCGGGAAACTGTTGAGCAGATCTGCTCTTGCTTCCAGGGCAACGTCTGTTGTTTTGAAATCACCAATATAATTATTTTCATCCGGATTTGCCCAGACCGATGCCGCCAGCATCAGCGTGACGGTCTTACCTCCCTCTGTTTCTCCCCACAGATCCACGATAAAGGGCAATCCTCCCAACGGCGAAACCAATACGCTTGCGAAGGACGCCGCCAGCATCATTTTAATTTCCATCCGACCTGTTTTCCGCAGCTCCGAAACATGCTTGTACCACCGCTCTGCACTCCCTTTTTGTTGGATGGACTCAAAAATTTGTCCAAATCGAGCATCCCCATCAAAGATTATGGAAGTATCGTATGGAAGAAAATCTTCTTTTACCCATCCCAGTTTTGAGCTTGAATACTTAACTTGTATATCACGGTCGTTCATGTTTTCAACATCTGCCAGATACCGGACCAACAATTTTGCATTTTCAGATGTCACCGCAATTCCACGGCTTGACAGCCCGACTATCTTGCTTGCAGATGTGACTGTAGTTTTTGGCACGACAACCGTATCCCACCTTCCGTTCCGCTTATATGCAATCTTTATCTGTTCTTCTCCGGTCTGGACATTCTTCATTCGTTCGATCGGCATAATTGGATGATAACAAGCCTGTGCATCTATCGTCCCCGTGTTCTGTGCCCAGATACCATCTTCTCTTGCTATCCATGATCCGCAGAACATCTGATTAAACGGCCCTTCAAAATTTGTCCAGTTATCAAGGGAGGAAATTACATTTTTCTGGGCTGCCTGTTTCATGCTCTTTTCTGCCCGTTTATAGGCAGCTACCATTGATTTGAATTTATTTTTTGCCCCCAACTCTGCAGCTCTGTCCTCCAGAGTAAGAAGTAGCCTTGCCTTTTGGATCTCATCCTCTTCTGAAAAAACTTCGTCCAGAGTTTCTTCCGAAATCACATCCTCTGCCGTCATGGCGGCTATCATTTTCAACTATCCTCACCTCTTCCCGTTTAGATATTCCAACCGGTATTCAGCTATCTGCAGCTTGTTATAACATTCACACCATGCATCCGAAAGCGGTTCAAACAGGTGCACACATATCCACAAGAGCTTTGTTCCCTGACGCAGTGCCTCCTTCTCTTCCTCTTCCTCACGAACCTTTCTCGCCGTTTTCTCCCACCGCTTTTGAAATTCATATCGCCGACGCTGGCGGGTAAACCAACATTCATTCTCCCGGTTCGGGTACTCCCCGCCCAGTTCCAGAAATGCTTCCCGGAACGAGATACCCTCATATTCCTGCAGGAAGGTAAACACATCACCGTTTGCACCACACGCAAAGCAATGGTAATCTTTCTGGTAAATCTTCATTGACGGCGTACGATCCCCTTTGTGAAAAGGGCACTGGATGAACCCTGCCCGGTTCGGCACCGGCAGCCCGCAACGCTGAAGCACATCCCGCATGAAAACTGATTCTTTAATCTCTTCGCTTGTCATACCGCGTCCTCCGCAGCCCAGTCAAATTCCCCGCGTTCCAGACGTTCTTTCAAGTCACGCTTTAGTATTTCATAGATCAGCGTTGCAGACGTTTCTTCCTTACACATAATCAGCTGGAGATCATAACGGTTCTGCCATGCAAGGATTGATGCCAGGAATGCAGTTGGATTATACATGCTCCTGTACTTCCCTGCCAGAAGCTTCTCCCATGTGGCGTTTTCCACTAGCAGGTATATCCTCGCCCCGTTTTCTTTTGCTCTAGCAAACTCTGCCTCGAAGCGTTTCCGCGACCGGGTAAAGCACCCTGCCAGCTCATCCAGATTCATCTTCCGTTCCACGACGATCGGTGCCGCCACCTCATGCGGAGAATATTCCAAAAAACTGCTTCCATCCGGCAGGACAAAATTATAAGCATAGTCCCCATAAGACAGTGCCTGTCTGACATACTCGCAGGGGAAGCGGTTGTACCGCTCCCTTGCCCTTTCCGTATCTTGCTCTCTGGTATCTACCAATACTTCCATAGAGCGCAAGCAGTTTTCGACTTCAAAATGATTCATGGCCGCCTCCCATTCAGAACGGAAGTTCCTCGTCAATTTCGTCTGGAATGTTCATGAATCCATCAGCGCCCTGCGTTGCCCCTGTCGGATATGTATTCCTTCCAGTCTTCAAAAGCGTATCTTTCGGGATCGTGAACTTCCCATCACGAATCCGCTGCGCATCCATCAGGCTGTGGCAGCTTGTAAAGAACCCATGCCGCCCCTCAAAATCATATTCTTTGTTGTTGAACAGTCCGCCGATGATCTTTCCTTTCAGGGTTTTCTCGTTCCAGTTCCAATGATATCCCTCGTTAGAAGTTTCAAATGCCTCCATGACCGTCTTAAACCGACGCTTCGTCCAGTTATCCTGATCGGAACCATCATCCTTTGGACAATACAGCCGGTAGACACCTTTCCATTTCTTATCTTCTTGCGTCTGTGCATCATAATTACGCTTATAAAATCCTGCCTGTTCACCTTCTGCGATATCAAATGCGATTACCAGCACATCGCTGTTCCCGTTCTTCCCTTCGTCCAGACGCACGTTCTGAATCTTTAAAACATACCCACCTGTCGGCAGTTTCTCGTTATCAGAATAAGCCTGTGTATCTTCATAACCATTCCATTTTTTCATCGTCTTACTTCTCCTTTAAAATTCCTGCAGTGCTTCAATCACCGCGGTAATATCATTGTCGATCTCCCTGTCCGCAAAAGCTCCCATAGGGCTCTTTGCCGTGGACAAATTTGCCTGTGTTTCAAAAACATATCTACCGTCCACGCATTTGCTCAGAAGAACCGTAGAGAACTTACTCTCCAGCGTAATCTTGTCCAGCTTCCTGCCAGATGTTTTGATCCGAGTGAACATATACCCATTCTCGTCATGATCCGTCTGGGTATGTGCCACAAACACGATTGTTACATCATCCCTCATCGTCAACGAATAATCGATCAGGTCATAAATGCTCTGGGCAAGATCCTGCCATTTGTCGTACCCCTTTTCCTTAGCCCTCCGCATCTCATCTGCAACCATCAGGCCGTTGATCGTATCCACAACAACTACCTTGATATGGCTCATGTTCTTCTGCTCATTGACCTTACGAAGCGCCTGCAACGCAACCTGCGGGAAGTCCGTCACCAGATAGTTTTTGCTCTCTCCATTGAACTGGCTTTTCCAGCCCTTCCAGGAAAGTCCTTTCTTATCACAGTCGATATATAACGTTGTTTTCGGGTCAAGCTTTCTCATAGATGTTGTCTTTCCGGTGCCGGACTCTCCGGCAATGCATATCACATGGCTCATTGGTATTTCCTCCTGTTTTGATAACCTACCTACGGTTCCGCTGCTTTTTGGCAGCTTAGTT